AGGAATCAACCCCTGTTGAACCAACACAACCAGAAAGCGAGCCACAAGTGGAAGAATCAACCACTCCGGTAGAAGCTCCAGCAGTTGAAGCAGCGGCAGTAGAAGCGGCTCGCCCAACAGTTGTAGCCAATCTCCAAGTTAAAGAGCGCATTGCTCCTTTAACATCAGCACAGTACCTTGATGCAAGCATCAAAGCAGCAATGGGAGACGATGCAGCACGTCGTACAATCCATGCAGCAGATGACTCAACATCAACAAACACAGGTTTAACACTTGCACCACACCTAAACACATTCCTCACAGATACATTTTCAGGACGTCCAGCATTTGACGCTGTAACTCGTTCATCACTTGCAGGAATCACAGGAATGTCATTTACAATTCCACGTCTTTACACAAACGCTTCTTCAGCTAACGTTGCACCAACAGTTGCAGCAGTTAACGAAGGCGCAGCAACATCAGAAACAGGCATGACTTCAGCTTATGACACAGTTTCAGTCCAGAAATATTCTGGGCTAAATGAGGTCTCATTTGAACTCATCGACCGGTCATCTCCTGCGTTCATGGAATTGCTCATGGCAGAACTTCGCAAGGCATACGAGAAGGCAACAGATACAGCCCTTATCACAGCTCTTGGAACATCAGGAACAGCAGCAGCTACAACAGCGGCTACAGCAGCAGGAGTTCAGTCATTTATTGCAACTGAATCAGCAGCAGCATACAAGGGAACTGGTGGCGAGTACGCCAGCAAGCTCGTAGCAAGCCCAGATGTTTGGGCAGCATTGATGGGCTTCACAGACGATAACAAGCGTCCTCTATATGCGGCAGGAAATCCTCAAAACAATTCAGGTGCAGTTTCAGTAGGTTCTAATGTTGGAAACGTACTAGGCACACAATTAATTGTGGATCACAACATCACAACAGCTGGCGTCATTGATGATTCAATGTTCCTTGTTGCTCCTGGTTCTGTCTATACATGGGAATCTCCTGCAACTGAACTTCGCGTCAACCTTCTTGGCACAGGTCAGATTCAGATTGCACTCTACGGATATCTTGCAATCTACGTTGGCAAGTCAGGTAAGGGCGTTCGTCGCTTCAACCTTACATAAGCAATACCCTAAGTCGCTTAGAGGGGCTGCCAGAGCCCTTGCAGTCCCTCTAAGTCTTTAGAAAGGATAACAATGAGTACAACGACAGTTGCAGAACTTCGCACAGCTCTTGGCGTAGGAACTCTATACGCTGATACAGTTTTGCAATCGGTCTGCGATGCTGCTGATAATGCTTTGTTGCCCTTTCTATGGATGAACGAGAACTACAACATTGCTCACAGCAATACAACCACAGAGGGAACTCTTTACTTTGAAGAAGTAGTTACCGGCACATTTTACGTTGGACAATCAGTTGTGGTTACTAAGAACGGCACACCTTTTAATGGCACAAAGACAATCACAGGCGTTGGAGATTACTCAATAACCTACGCTGTAACAGGAAGCCCTACGGCTACCGAGTATCATCCAACAGTTCCTTATGGAGTCGTCTCCGGCGTAACACAGAATACTTATGCAACAATCCCGGCAGTTAGAGAAGCAAGCCTTATGATTTGCGTATCTATTTGGACTGCTAGACAGACTAACTCCGGCAATGGCATGCAACCTGACGGATCAATGGGCAGCATGTACACAATGTCCTCACAGCTAATTGCTCGCGTTCGAGGACTTATTGCTCCCTACTTGAGCCCTAATTCAATGGTGGGCTGATGACAGCCATAACCACACTCCGCACAACTATTGCATCGGCTTTGACCGATAACTCGCTGTACTCTGTATTTAGTTTTCCACCTGCCACGCCTATTGCTAACAGCCTGATTTTAACTCCGGCAGACCCATACATTGTGCCTAGCAATAATGACTACACAGCAATAGCTCCTATGGCTAATTTTACAATTTCTATAATTGTTCCTTTGCTTGATAACCAGGGCAACCTTGCTGGAATAGAGGCTGACGTAGTTCGCGTCTTTGCGCTTCTTGAGGCTTCCAGCATTGTATTTAACGTAGGAAGCGTCAGCGCGCCCAGCGTCCTGACAATCGCTACAGGTGATTTACTGACTTGCGATATTGCAATCAGTACCTTAACGGAATGGAGCTAATCGATGGACGATTGGACAAAGGAGCAAGCCGACTTCCTAATCAAGATTGGTCAGCTTCCGCCAGTAACACACGCACCAAAACCAACCACTAAGAAAGATGAGGAATAACCTAAATGGCAGTATTCATGAGCAATGGAGTAGTTTTAACTGTCAATGCAGTTGATCTCTCAAACCACGTTACATCTTGCAACATCAATCGTTCTTTTGATGAACTAGAAGTTACAGCAATGGGTGATACAGGACACAAGTTTGTCAAGGGTCTTGAGGCATCATCTATTACTATTGACTTCTTAAACGACACAGCATCAGCAAACGTTTTGCAGACACTACAGGCAACATGGGGAACTAACGTTACAGTAACAGCAAAGCAGACTTCTGCCGCTACATCTGCAACCAACCCTCTTTACACAATGACATGCCTTATCAACAACACAACCGATATTAACGGCGCAGTTGGAGACCTTTCGACTCAATCTGTAACTTGGAACGTATCCGGTACAATCGCAGTATCAACTTCCTAAAAACTAAGTAAGGGGCTAACATGGCAAAACTCAAAGTAACAAGGGCTGATGGACAAGTGCAGGAGTTTGAGATAACTCCAGTATTGGAATACAGCTTTGAGCAATACGCTAAGAAGGGCTTTCATAAGGCTCTTATTGAGGATCAGAAGCAGTCAGATGTTTACTGGCTGTGCTGGGAAGCAATCAGGCGTTCGGGTGAAACAGTCAAACCTTTCGGGGAATCATTCCTTGAGACACTCAAGTCAGTCGAGGTCTTAGAATCTGACCCTTTAGGGTAGATCGGAACTCCATCACCTATCTCGCAGCTCGCTTGAGTTACGAGTATGGAGTTCCCTTCCAAACCATTGTCGAATTACCGGCAGCGGCGTTTAAGGCACATATAGAAGTCCTTAAGGACTTAGCAAAGGAGCGAGACAATGCCAGTAAAGCTGCAAGGCGCGGTCGCTCTTAGAAAAGCCTTGAAGCAATATGCGCCTGACTTGGCAAAAGAAACCCAGAAAGAAATCGCTGGACACTTACGCAAGGTTACTAATCGCGCTAAGGGATTCGTTCCTGCCACCTCACCTTTAAGCGGATGGGCTAACCCTGTAGGCGAGTGGGAGTATCGCGCCTTTAATGCTAGCATTATGAAAAAAGGTCTGGGGTACTCGACCACACCTACAAAGCCAAACAAGCGCGGCTTTAGAACTCTTGCACAGATATTTAACTCATCTGCTCCCGGCGCTATCTATGAGACAGCCGGACGAAAGAACCCAATGGGCTTGCCAGCTGCTAAGCGCACAATCGCTTACCGCAATGGCGAGTATGTCCCTGCGTTTACATCAGGCAGAGACGTAAACTCATCAGCCAATCCGTACGCAGGACGCCAGTTCCTCGAAGCCCTGCCACCTTTAATTGACTCACAGAAATCCAATAGCCCTGGTCGCAGAACTCGTAAGACTAAGGGACGCTTACTCTTTAGAGCATGGGCAGAGGATCAAGGCAAAACCACAGCAGCAGTAGTTAAGGCTATTGAGTCTGCTAATAACAGAGTCGTAGTTTTAACCAAGGGCGCAGGTAGTAAAACCTTTAGAGCTAGGAGTGCTGGCTAATGGCTAATACAGACCTAGCAATTAAGATTGCGACCACGCTAGATGCAACTGGTCTTAACAAGGCTGACAAAGCAGTCAATAAATTTAACAGGACTGTTGGTAGATTAGGCAGAAACCTTGGCTTAGCCCTTGGCACGACTGCCATCATCGCTTATGGCAAGGCATCAGTTAAAGCCTTTGCAGCTGATGAGGCAGCAGCTAAACGTTTATCAACTGCGGTCGATAATTTAGGACTCTCTCTTTCACAAAGCAGAGTTACTTCTTTTGTCAAGGATTTAGAAACTTCTTCTGCGATTGCTGATGATGTTTTAAGACCTGCGTTACAGGCTTTGCTGACCACGACCGGATCACTTACTAAGTCTCAAGAACTGCTTAGCAATGCAATACAGATATCTAGAGCAAGCGGCATTGACCTAGCCACAGTTTCAGAAGATTTAGCCAAGGGATTTGTAGGGGTTACTAGAGGACTTAGAAAGTACAACACAGGACTTACGCAAGCAGAACTTAAGTCAAAGTCATTTAATGAAATACTAGGGATTATGCTGGCGCGCTCTGCTGGCGCAGCAGAGGAATACTTAACCACTACATCCTACAAGATGGAAGTGCTGGCACTTGCAGCCGGAAACGCACAGGAAACAATAGGCGAGGGTTTAGTTGATGCTTTAGCTCGCGTAGGCGGTGGCACAGAAGCATCTGACGCTGCTAAGTCAATTGATAATCTGGCTAACTCAACCAGTAATCTAATTAAATTTTTAGGTTCAGCAATTGGCTTAGTTAATAAGTTCCGCAAGAGTTACACAAACTTTCTTGCCGGTGGCGATGTCGATAATCTTATGGCTGGGACACAACCTTCGACTAATCGATCTAAGTCCCCAGCAGGTACAGCCGCTAGAACTGCGCAGCAACGTCAGGCAGAAGCGGCGGCAGCCAAGCGCGCCCAAGAATTAGCAGCATTAACAAAGAAGCAGGTTGCCTCAAGCAAGGCACTTACAGCAGAGCAGAAGAAACAGACTGCGCTCAAGAAGGCTGGAAGTATCTTTGACCTAGAACAAATTCAAATTATTGCTGCACTACAAGGCAAACTTTCTAAGGAAGATGAACTGCGCTTAAAGGCTCAACTAGCCTTGCTTAACGGCAACGAGGTAGTGGCAACAGCCTTGACTAAACAGATTCTTATGGCGCAGGATCAGACAGGCAATCTCTACAAACTATTTTTAGCCTTGCCAGATGCTCGCAATCCCTTTGCTTATCTTGAAGGATATTTAGACATGCTTGCGGGAAAAGCAGCCGCACTATCAGCTACACAGATGCCAACAGCAGCAACAAGTTCGCAAGGGTCTAGAATTATTGTAGGCGGCACTATAATTGATTTACCTGCCTTACCTACCACAAATGTGCAAACAGGTGCTTTCCCTAGAAGCAATCCAGGAGATTTTAGACGAGCAGAAGAAGCCTCAAATATGTCAGGACCGATTCAGGTTACAGTACAGATTGATGGCAAAGCTGTAGCCTCATCACTACAAGACTCATCGCTATCAGGTATCGGATCATCAGTAAACAGAACTGGTAGATAACTATGGCGCTGCCAGCAGAAATCTCGGTATCGTTCGACTTCTCATCCGGTGCAACCTTTGGCTATCCCTTCACTATTGGTGATGCCAAGAATGGTGTTTTAGGTACTGGCACACTTGGCGGCTCTACAGTCCCATTACCAATCATCGACCTTACTCCCAGCGTACGCAGCATTACTATTGACAATGGA